GCGTCCATCTGGCCCACATCAAACCACATGGCAGTTTCCGGCTCTGGCGCAAGCGTTACCGCTTTGCGTATAAGCGGTGTCATGTTTTCTTCTCCTTATAAAGCGGTTCCCATCCGTTAGCCAACGCCCAGTCTTTATGGGAAGTCACATTCCCATACGCTCCCGGCTCATGCCACGCCACAGGTTCATGTTTACATTTTGCCGTTTCACGTTCTTGCGATGTGTTTATGGTATCGACAGGTTTGGCATTTAGGTCTACGTCCATTGACGTAGCGCACCTTGGGCACTTATAAACCGCAGGCTTTTGTTTTGACTGTGCCGTTTTAATTTCTTCAATAGCGGCAAGGATTGGCTCTGCGCCGCCCTCTTCTGGGTCAACACCAAGAGCATCGCCAATAGCGCCAAGCGCCGAACATGCGGCCTCAAACATGCGTTTGTACTGCGCCAGCTCTACATCAATAGGGCGGTCAACCAAAGTTACTTCTAGCTTTTTCATGCCACGTTGTTTCGGATGCGCTAGTGCGGTGCGTAGTGCTGTTATTTGCTCTTGGATTTCGTCAATATCTCCTTGCAAGTCATTTTTTGTCTGTAGCTCATAGCTTGCGTAATAACCCCAATCAGCAACCCTATCCTTTGCTTGCTTCAGAGCCTCCAACGCCATTTCTGCTGCTTTCCTCAAGTCACTCATGCTTGCTCCTTTGCTTTGGCTATAGCGTCCTCAACCTCGCTTAGCGTTGCTGTTTTAGCAGGCAAGTATGGGACGGTGATTTCTAACGCTTCCACCAACATCTGATTCACCTCATGCAATCGGCGTAACTCTGCGGCGGCTTTAAGGCCGTTGTTGTTGCTGATACAACCTTCCACAAACTCGGAAACAAGCTCATCAGACAGCCGTAACGTCTTATTCATAATGTGTTTCTCCCTCTTAAAATTTCCTCTGCGGCCTCAAGCAATTCCATTGGCCGGTCTTCGTACTCCGCAATTAAGCCCTCTGATTCCGAGACAGAAAGCCCACGCCATTGACTTTTGGCGTACTCTGCTGCCTTGGTAGCCAGCACCACCAGAAAGTCATCTGGTGACAGCGGCTCTTTGATCTGCTCGATTAGGTTAGCTACTTCGTCCTTGGTCATATTTCGGTCTCCCTTGCTTTGAGCATTGCGTTAGCAAATCCGTATGCGCTTGACTCAATCCAGCCACCGAAAGCACCGCTATGTTTTTTGATTTCATCGGCTAGTTTTGGGTTTGCAAGCAATCCCTGCAGCGCCTGTGCCGCAAAGTAATCTCGCAATGTCATGCCGCCATATTGAGTTGCGTAGACTGGCTCAACATTTAGCGGAAAGGCATGGCCACCTGTATTGACTGGCCTCATACGGCCCCCGACATCTTGGCTGCTGCTTTCAATGCTTCGCCATGCTTGGTCCAGAATTGGGTCTTTAGCTCTGATGGCTGGATTGCAAGGAATGCTGATTGCAGGGCATCCAATCCATTCAGCGCAGACTCTCGCAGCTCTTCCAGGAACTCTTCTTCAAACTTGGCCATCTCTGATTCAGATACTTCTGGCTTCTTTGCGATTGGCTTTGTCTGGACCTTTGCTTTGACTTCATGCGTCTGGGCATCGGCATCGTTGTCACCCTCGGTAGGAATAGCAAATGCTTGGAAGCATGCGTACTTATAAGCAGCTGACATTGCCTTGTTGGTGGCTTTATCACCAGAGTCCATTGCTTCGCCAAATGTCTTGATGGTGTGCTTGCTACCATCTTCTGCGGAGACCAGGTCAAACTCAGCCTCGACCGTGACATAGAACAGGGCCGTGCCTTTTGCGTTGACACGCTCTTCGCAGAGCCGGGAAATCATGCGTGGCAGGATGCACAGGCGGTGTTCAGCCAGCAGCGGTGACAATGCGTTATAGACTGCATCGATGCCACGGAAGTTAAAATTCTGCACCGTGTTCTTTGAGTCTTTGGCGATGCCAATTTTTGATAGTGAGTGCTGTACTGCGTTGATTGCGTGATAAACCTTCATTTCATTCTCCTGACGACATTATTAAAATTAGTGTTGGGTAAAGCACAAACCAGATAGCAATTGCCCATGCCAGGGCGATTAGGTTCTCTTTCATTTCTGCTCCAAATAGCGCTTGCGCAGGGTTTCGTACTCGGTGGCCAGCTCGATCAATCGCTTTTGAGAGATAAGCAAGACTCTGGTGTCATTCATGCCCTGCATGTCTTTCATTGACTGGGCGACTCCAAGGCACTTAAAAGCAATCATGTCCAGCTGTTCTTTGGTAACGATTTCTTGCTGTTGCTGCTCTAACTGCTGCTGGTGGTGCAGGTCTTGTGTGCATTCCATGTCGGTCTCCTTATTCCGTTGTCCAGCCACGAGCACGGCTTTCGTCATAGTCACGAATGCGTGCAGTACTGAATGCTTCTTTGGGAGGAACCGTGTGGAGGGTGGCATTGAACTGGCTCAGGGCATGACGCTCTGCTTGCAGCTTGCGAGCGGCCTGCTCACGTTCTTTGGCACGGTCTAGGTAGGCTTGGTGTAAGGCTAGTGCCTCAGCGCCGGTCTTTGAAAATGTCATATTTAGCTCCTTGGAATGTTTAGAAAATCTCAACAACAACATCAGTCTAAGGCCAGTAATTTCTGCGTGTCAACTATTATTTTGAAAAAAATCCCCGGTGGTTAGCCGGGGACAAGCTCTCGGGGTAGAGGCAGGAGAAGCAATCAGTAGCTCCAGGTGGTTGGCCTGGGCAGTTGGGTGGTGGCCACATCCAGGTGAATGAATCGGCCAGAGCCTTTTTGCTGGACACCGATGCCGGTAAAGCCCAGCTCAAAGGCCAGCTTTAGGACCTCGTAGGCTTCGGCTCGCTGAACCCCTATGTCGGCAGCCAGGCCGAGGGCGTGAGCGCCTGGAGCCGCTTTATTGACCTCAACAGGGTGCTTTGGGCATCGATACCCGGAAGTGATGGTCATGGGCTTGCCGTACCTGGTGCGAAGTTCTTGGAGCTTATCCATCAGCTCTGGCTTGACGCCATCAGCTCCGCAATGCTGGCAGGCCATCTCTTTGGCCGTGAAGTTTGGATACTGTCCCCAATTTATCATCTTGGCCAGGCCTGTCTTATTGTTCTGGAATCAAGGGCGTGTCCGTCAGCCGCTTTTGCCAATCCTTCAATCTCGTTGACACACTCTCCGAATACGGTTGAGAGGGTTGTTGTGTAAGCACGGAGGGAGGTAACGGTAGCGGTGGACACACGGCTGGCGGTGGCGATTTGCTCGCGCAGCCGGTTAGCGTCAGCATGAGCAACAGCAGCAGCAGCAGCATTGCGCCTGGCGATACGATTCGCTTCATCAATAGCCTCCTGTTTCTGTTTTTCCATTGCCGCATACCGAGCAAGAGCTTGTGCGTTTGCCGTGGCAAGTTGGGTTGCATGATCGGCCACCATCCTGTCAATTTGTGCATTTAATCTCCAGCCATTAGCCGTCCACCCAGACACTCCGGCAATAACAGCAGCAATCAAACTAGCTATTGCGGTCAATTTCATGTCGTGAGTCCTTGGTCCATTTGTCATCTACTGTGGCAAACCCAATGTACGCGCCCACCACAGCGCCCACGAAAACATAGAACGGCCCAGCAATACTTCCCAATTGGCTAGAGTCTGTGACCAATAAGAGCAAAGGGTATCCCAAGCCTCCAACCAGCGAAGCCCAGGCCATGCGTCTACGATTTTTCCATCTATCAACATGGCTCACTTGTCTGCCTTGTTTTCAAGTTTCTTAAATAGCAACCCAATCAAATCTTTGATTTCCTTGAATCCGCTTTGCATATCAGATTTATGTTCTGCCATAGCATCTTTGAAATCATCACGGCGAACAAAATCTTCGTGCATCTTGGTGTCCATACCTTTAAGGTCTTTTTTTAGGTCTTGAATGGCATCCCAAATAATCTTGAGAATCCAGCCAACCGCAGCACCAGAAAACGCAACCACCCAGTTAAACAAAGTTTGATCCATTTATGCAGCCCTCGCCAAAAAGCCAGAAAATTCGCTTGCTCCTGTTCCCAGGTTTACGGTGCTTAATGACGTGCGATTTGTCTGAGCGACGCTCAATGTCGTTCTGAACGCCGGGCCAGTACCAGCCACGTTGTCCAGCATTGTGTTTGGAATTTGCGTCAAAGGCATACATCGGCCCTACCTTTCTTATTCAAAATCAGCTTTGGTAAATCCAAAGCGCTCAATGGTGGACAAATCCTCTACGTCTTCCCAAATTGGCTCCAGAGTTAAACCTTCATATTCAGGCTGTCCGTAACCTTCTGGGTAGACCTGAACATTTTGCTTGCGAGTCATGGAACCCTTGAGAAACGTCATGAATTCCGCGTACTCGGGCGTTCCTTCAACGGCATCCAAATCTTCACGCGTATTTATGATGATTTTAGAAAGTAACGCCATATTTATTCTCCATCCAATTAAATAGGTTGTGCGTATTAGCCCATTGTGCGTGCCCGGACCAAGATGCAATAAACTTACGCAATGACTCTTTGTCGTCATGCTTTACAAACTTTGCGACTTTTCTTTTGGCTCGCACAACCGAATCTCTGCGTAACAATTTGTGGTCGTGCCATATCCGATAGCCAAGAAAATTCACGCCTTGAGACAACGACCCGACAGACCACTTGCTGATTTTCATGCAAAGATGGCTGTTAGAAAACTCACTTATAGCTTGGAAGGAATCACGCAATCGTGCTGGGTCCTTATCCAAAATAACAATATCGTCCATGTATCGTGCCCAGTCGTGATGACCAAGCTCAAAGTGAACAAAGCGGTCAAGCGGATTGCCGTAGACATTTGCAAATAACTGTGAAGTCAGGCTGCCGATTGGTATGCCAATGCCATCAACAGGAATAATCTCGCGCAGAATTTTCAAGGTTTTCTCGCACCCAATTTTGCGATCAATCATGTCGTGCAACACGGCATGATCAACACTTGGAAAAAACTTTGAAAAGTCTGTCTTTAGAAAATGGCTTGCGTGGCTAGACCGCATCCTGGACTGGATGTGGCGCACCCCAGCATGGGTTCCCATTCCAACCCGGCAGGCAAAGGTGTATGGCATTAAGGTTTTTTCAAATATCGGACCAATGACATTGCATAGCGCGTGTTGCACCAGCCTGTCTTTGAAATCCAAAGCGGAAATCAAGCGCGGCTTTGGCTCGTAGATCGTAAACTCACGGTAGCCGCCAATCTTGTAAGCGCCATCTGCCAATTCTTGTTGCACCAACAATAAGTTTGACTCGGCGTATTCCTTGAATTCAAGGTAGCCCCATGTCATGCGCTTGTTTTTGGCGGTCTTGCGGTAAGCGTCCCGCAAGTTGTCTATCGTCACAATCCGGTCAATCAGGTGCCTGTGTCGCTTTGGCATAAAGTCGGCTCCACCGTTGGATTTCCTACTTGGTGTTCTACCGAACCCGGAAGTGTATTCCCCGAAGGAGGACAGGTCTGGCTGACCACACTTTGATTGGTCTGCTTGCAAGGCCGTGGCGTTTGCAAAGCGGTAAAGTGGTGTAGACACAGACGAACCGCGACCCGATGTTATTGTTCGAGTTCGATGCGGCGTTGTTCCAATTCGAGCAGCGTGAACCGGAGTTCGACCCGTTGTTCCAGTTGCCGCCCAGGATGCCAGCATATTTACCCAGCCTGCCCCTGCTTTCTCCGCTTCACCCAAGCACCCAACATTGCGCCGACTTCTGCGACCAGTATTTGCGCCGTCTGGAGTTGGTGCGCCGTCATGCACCTGATTGAAACGAGGAAACGCATCCAAAACCGCAGTTGTGCCAGTCCTGCATCTGCGGTGTAAATCTTTGAAACCTGATTGGACTTGCCTGCCTGAAAGAATAGGTCGGGCTGACCGAGCAGACAGGCGAGAAACATTTCCCGCGCTACGCCATGCTTTCTCGGCATCGACTGGGCAATGGGATACAGATACGAAATCACTCTTTCGTATTTTTCCACAATGGCCATCTGGTCGTAGCATTGAGTCAGTTCTCCTGTCGGTTCCATCCGCTCGCTTTCGCTCGCTAATCAAGTTGCAGGTGGTCACAGACGAACCGCGACCCGACGGCATTGGACGAGAACGATGCGGCGACGCCCCAATACGAGCAGCGAGAACCGGCGTTCGACCCGTTGACCCAGTCGCCGCCCAGGAAGCCAGCATTGGGTGCGTTGTATTCCGAGCCACGCCCTTCGGTATTGGCGTTCCAAGAAGCGGCAGCAGCGGGGCCGCCTCGGTCTCTTGTCCAAACCCACATACAGCCAGACGACTGAATCACGCCCCACTTTGATGTAAAGACGTTCCATGCCGATGTTGCGCCGGTTCCCGTTACGCCCGTGGTCGGGACATCGGTTCCACCCGATGAAGTTGCTTCCGTTGTGCCGTAAGCCAGCGACATGAATTCCATCTGGGTCGGACACTTTTTGCCAAACGCCGTAGCGAGTTCCATCGCTTCAAACCAAGTGTAGGAACCGTAAGTCGTCGTGCCGTTGCCGCCAAACATGGTTGGCACTTTAGGCGGGCTCGATCCGTCGCCAATGGTTACGTTGTACTTAGACGAGCCGTTGGTGATTGCATCCACGCCTGTCAGGTAAATGTCAGACCAGAATCCACCAGCCCCCAGCGTCATGCCGCGAGGGTCTGGGGCTCTTGGACGCCACTTCAAGACCCAAAACGAGAATTCGTTAAACTGGGCCGTGGTGTTGCCGCCAGATTGTGCAGAGGCGTTACCACCGGGTGCGTAGTGGAATCCACCAACCTTGCGAGCATTGGCTGTTGGCGGGGATGTGTGATTGCTTGTTGCTTCAAGAGTGCCGTCTGTTTTTGCCCAGATTGCATAGTCTGTTCCAGCAGACAGCGTTGGCATGATGATAGACGTTCCGCTGGCAATGGTCTTGATATTTCCATTGACTTCAACGTATAGGGTTGTTGCTGTTGTCGCCGTTCCGTTGCCAGTTTTTGTCCACGCAACGATAGTAGAGTCTGCTTTTTTGAATAAACCTCTATTTGCAGCCGAAGATAAGTTTGAGTCCGCTAATTTAGACGCCGTGACCGACGCATCAGCCAGCTTATTTGTTGTGACCGACGCATCAGCCAGCTTATTTGTTGTGACCGATCCGTCGCTTGGCACTCCAATAGCCAGGGGTTGAATCCATTGGACCTCGATGTTATTCGTCCCGGAAGGTGGCGCAGACGTAAACGTCAGGGTTGAGCCAGACACCGAATAGGTGGCCTTGGCCTGGTAGATGCCGCTGATGTAGACGTTGGTGTTGTTCTTGCTGCCAGGGTCGCCGGAGAGCGTGAAAGCCGTCTGAGATCCTGTGCCTGAGTAGACATCCACGACGGCATTGGTTGTGCCCAGGCCGCTTGTCGATACAAACCATTGGCTCGACTCGGCATCGGCCACCAGGGTGACGCTCGTGTACTGGCTGCCAATTGTGTAGCTCGACTGCCCGTTGATCGTGTCCGATCCAGAGCGGGCAATGTTGACCGCATTGGTGTCGCCGGTCCACTTGACAATGGCAATCTTGAAGCCGTCATCAATTCCCGTGGAGCCAATCAAAGGCAGGGTGATTGTCACGGTGCCGCCTGTGGTGATTACCCGGATCAAATCGCCGGCGTCGGCTGCTGCCACGGTGTAGTTTGCGCTTTTATCCTGGACCGCAGAATACATGCCGGACGCAACAGAAGCCGCAGCCTGGGCCGCAGAGTTGGCCGCATTGCTGGCTTGGGTTGTTGCTATGCCAGCCTGGGTCGTAGCGATCCCGGCCTGGGTTGTGGCAATGCCCGCCTGGGTCATGGCCGTGGCCGCATTGGCCGAGGCGTTCTGAATCGCCACGATGTTGCTTGCGTTGGTGTTGATCGATGCAATGTTGGTGGCGTTGGTATTGACCGAAGCGATGTTGGTCGCCACGGTATTGATGTTGGCGGTATTGCCGGCCACGGTGTTGATATTTGCGGTATTGCCGGCCACGGTGTTGACGTTGGCAATGTTGGTGGCCACCGTGTCGATGTTGTCGGCGCTGTCCGCAATCCGCACGATGTCCGCGACCAGGGCATCGGCATTGGCCGTACTGGTGATCGGCAGCTTGGCCGACCGCTCGACTTGCTCGTTGAGCTGCTGGACCAGCATGGTCAGTTTATCTAGCGCCTCTTCATGGCTCTCTGCTGGGAACGGGTCATTGGCCAGGTAGTCTGTCTGCTGGGTCAGGGGGAGGTTTCTAACGATAACGACAGTCTCTCCATTAGCCGGGGCAGACAAGAACGTGATGGACCCGCCAGCGGGATTTCCTTCCCCGGCCACGGTGTAGTCGGTGGTTAGGGTTTTTACTGTCTCGGTTCCGTCAGCCGCCCGGATGATGACCTGGAGATGGCTTTCTTCCAGAAAATAGAAGTTGACAGCAAATGTCTTGGTAGACCCATTGCCGGAGTACGAAACCCGTGCGGTAGAAGATGCAACTGTCATTTGGTTACCTCATTTGGTTGGTGCAAATTATCCCATTCATGGTCTTTTCTGGATAGATCACGGGACCCGGCTCTCCGGGCTGGCCGTACCTGTCAACAATCCTCGGATCATGTCTGTTGGGCCTTCTGGTTCAATCCTGCCTTCCATGACGCCAACCCCGTAAATCACAGGTCTAGCAACGCCACGGATTGGCAGGCCGGTCAATACGCTCATCAAAGTGCTGACATCACGCACGGCTGTTGCTGCGCTACCGTCATCCAAGATGGCCTTGTAAACCGAATACGGTGCGGCCACGGAAGACTCAATTAAGCTCACAGCTGGGCTGGCTGCAATACGGTCATCGGTCGGGTTGCTGTTAAAGCGGTTGATACCGGCATTGATACCCTGGCCCAAGAACGGGATACCGGCCAAGGCAAACTTCAGCGTACCCATACCCAAGACAGATGACAGCCAATCGTCCAGGTATCCGTCATCATCCTCATCTTCAGGGCCGCCACGCATTGCCAGGGCGATTGCTTCGGCTACCCAGGCGGGAATCAAGACACCCATCAGCAACACATAAAAAGCCTTGCCAGCTCCTTTTTTGATGCCAACATCCTTGACCAGGTTTTTGAGGGCCGTGCCGTTGGTGTTGGCAATCATGTTGAAGTAGCCAACAAACTGAGTGAATAGCCGGGCATATGCCGGTCCAGACTCAATCCTTGAAATGTCTTCAGGAAGCGTCGAGCCTTGGGTCTTTCGCACGGCGCTGTCAGCAAACTTGACCGCCTGCTCGTCTTTCATGCCCTCTTCGATTGCCTGGTTGTAAGCCCCGGTCCAGACAATCGGACCGATGACGTTATCAAAAGCAGCCTGCAAGAAGTACGCATGGCGATTCGACCAGGTCTGTGCCCGTTGGTAGGTGGTCGGGTTGATCAAGATTTCTTCCATCGAATTATTGATGGCGGCAATCTCGTTTTTCATCCGGTCATTCATGAAGATTGATGCGGTAGCAACCGACTCTGCAAGCTCTCTTGGGGCTTTGATGTACTGGGCCGTGGCACGTTTCAGGTGAGATGCCTTAACCACGACAGCGGCGTTCGACAGACCGGTAATCTGCTGGAAGGTGTTCGAGATATTGGCGAACATCAGCGACATGCCGGCACGGGTGCGGGCCACCGACAGAATTCGATTAAGCGAGCCATCCCCTGCAACCGGAGTCTCGACCTGCTGCTTTGCGGCACGGTTTAGCCATGGAATCAGCATTCCGTCGTAGGCAGCCGGCTGAAGCCTGGAGAGCGGCTTATTAATGCCGCTTCTGCGGAGCAATCTGTTGACATCTCTGACAGCCGGTTCCATGTGCGTAAACAGCAAGACCTTGTCGATGTGCTGATTCAGCGCACGGAGGTCCAGCAGCAATGGCCGGTTGTATTCTGTTCGGCCCTTGGTAAATCCACGGTTGGTTGTTGGGAATGAGAACGCCATGCTCTCGTTTTCAGCTTCGGCAAGCTCACGGATTGCAGCATCAGTCACCAATCGAGAATCCACCTGGGCAGGCGCATAGCCGCCACGGTAGGTTCCAAAAGGTGTCACAAACGCATCTGCTGTCACCTCGTCAAAGTACCGGCCAAAGACCTCACGGTGAGTCTTCTGAGCGCCTGACTTCATGCTTTCAAGCAGGTCCCAAACGCCCTGGGCAAAGTCGTAATGCTCCTTCTTTAGCGTACCTTCACGGATAATCCGGTCGATAAAGGAATCCCACTTTGTCGTGTCCAGTGTGCCGTCATCGTTCTCGGTAGCCCATCCACGGCCAAGCAGCATCTTGCGCTTATTGCTTTGATTGCCGGTGTGGATGATGGCGTGGAGAAGCTCTGCCATGCCGACTCCGTTGGAGTTCGCAGATTTGCCAAAGGTGTAGTTCAGCTCTGGAGCAGAAATCAGCTTGGCCTCCATGACCGGCTGCAATCCTTTGACCAGCTCTGCGTATTGCTTTCGTGCGACAACCCTGGCTTGGCGATAGTTGTCGGCAGCCTTTTTGACTGGCTCGAATATGAGCTTAGTAAATGGGCCGCCGTACTTGCCGTCCATACCCTCGACCCATTGCTCCATCCTGCGAAGCAAAGCACCGGCGAACTGCAGCTTTCGCTTTGCCTCATCCTTCTTGGTAAGCGCCTGGGTCTCGCCTGGCATCGATGCCGGCACACCAATCTCATCCATCCTAGCCACCAGCATTTCTTCGGCTTCTTGGATGTCAATCAGGTCACCGTCAACTTCCATCTTGCGGCTGCGCTTGGACATATGCCAGAAAGCACCAACCTCATCAGCCAGGGCTTTAATCTCTTGGACCGTCAGCTGGTCGATTGGCTTGGCATCAGCGATGGCCGCATCCATTGCAGGCTTTAGGGATGCGTACATGGTCGGGTCATTTGTCTTGACCAGCTCCATATACTCGTCAGCCTTTTTACCCTGGGCTGGCGCTAGACCGTATTGGGCAAGAATTGCACGGGCAGCATTCACAACGTCAGGATCACGACCACGCTTGACCAGTGTCTCGTTATTGCCACGGTTTACGGTCTTGAAAAATGCCATGGCCTTTTGAATCTCAGCCTGGGCGTCCTGCATTGCCTTGACGGTGTAGTGATTTAAGAGCTGGTCACGCTTGGCCTGGATGGCTTTTTTGGTCTCGCCCTTCTTGGTAGCTGCAGCCCACTCTTTAGATGCACGAAGCTCTGCCCGGCGGTGATTCTGAATCTCACGCTTAAGCAATCTGGCGGGAGTCCGAGAGGTGACGTTGTCAGCAAATAGCTTGGCAGCCTGCATCAAAGAATTGACGGTGATTGCCCGGCCACGGACATTTTTTCGACCGGTGTCTGTCGTGCCTGCAAGAGCGTCTTCTTGGGCCTTTAGCTCTGTGGCCAACGCCCTGGCTCGGACCTCGTTGTGGACCGCCTCCATGGCCGCCATTTTGAGCGCCTCTGGGGATGTAATGTCACCGTACCGATTCAGCATCTCTTCGGTAGTCATGCCATCAACCATCTCTTTTTGCGGCGTAGCAACAATCAGCTCACGGACCAAAATGTCGCCATTTGCAAAGCCGAACATGTCAGCAACCAAGTCTGGAT